AAAAAGTTTGTAAGTGGTTATAGGCCCGTAAATATGACGCAATGGGAGTCTATATATATAACTATACATCACCAATACTTTTTTTTTTTAAATCGTTCAGTAAACTTTTTTTTTAAATTCATAGATGAAAATTTTTTTGATTGGACATTGCATCAGCGTGAACGGTAACTTATGAATTTAAAAACGAAATATTAAGACAATATTTCACAAAGTTTAAAGGAAGGGTTTGTGGGAAAGCTGCTTGAGACCCATAAGCAATTGAGAATAGGCTAACGCAAGAGAAATATCTAGTCAAGATAAATATTTCATAGTAATGTAAAAAATATCAACAAGGGAGTTTTTAATGGTAGTCAATGCAAAACAGAAGGGTAAACGAGGCGAGTTGGAAGTAGTCAAGAAATTTGGTGCTTATGGTTTTACTGCGAGGCGAGGAGTACAATATGCTGGCCGTGGTAAAAGTGGAGAAGAGGCGCCCGATGTTATAGTCGAGGATGCACCATGGTTACACGTAGAAGTGAAAAGAGAGCAAAAGATTAGATTAGATTCCTATTTCGAACAAATGGACAATGATGCTAAGGACAATCAGGTGCCAGTGTGCTTTCATAGATATAATGAGGGGGATTGGCGGGTATTTATGCACGCAGATGATTTCCTTGATCTTTTAAGGCTATTAGAGCGCCATGTAGGGACTATTAAGGTAGATAGTATAGAAGAGATAGGGTTATTTTACGGTAGCATTGATAACGAGATTAAACCGACTGTAAAGGATATTTCATATCAAGCTGGTGGCCAAAAGGACTATGCCGGCAATGAGATAAAAGAGATTGAGGGTGTGGTGCGTGATGAGCATGGCCAGGACATCAAGAAGGAAGATTTATTATGACTAATATTACCCATTTAAGTGAAGCAGAGAAGCAATTGAATGCGGATAAGTGGGCAGAGATGAGTGTTGAGGAGCAGAATCAGGTGCTAGCTAATATCAATAAAGGGTTATTTAAGTTAGATTATATACCTCAATTACAGGAGTGGATATTAGGTGGTGGGTCTTATGAGGCATTTGCGGGTGAGATAGGTGTTAGTATTAACGCGTTGAAATCTTGGGAGCAAAGGTATCCACAGTGGATGATCGCAAAACAAAACGCATACACACAAGCACTAAAACATTGGGAGAGCATACTACACAAAGGTATCACTCGTCAAGAACAAATTGATGCCAAATTATTAATTACTAAATTAAAAGCAGAATTTCCAAGTAAGTACAATAAGGATAATCACCAAACCACAGGAAACAATACAGTTATAATGATAGATACTGGTATCAATAGAGATCAAGGTACAGTCATTGAAGTAGTACAAGAGTCCAATCAACATAAAGCAGATCTGCTTTAAATAAATGTATATAAGGATAGAGCAATCAAGCATTGATTCAATGTACCGGGGTAGTTATCTAGCAGTCGTTGGATGTGTACGGTCGTAAGTGCTTGTAATTGTTGAAAGTAAGATAAGTTGTTGTAATGATAGGTGGGGGTCCCCCAATTAGAAATTTTGAATAGTTGAGGCATCCACCTACACAACGAATACCACTTTTCTACCTATCAATAATATTTATTTACCATCTACTTTATTATTTACATCTCACATTCAAATATTTAGTATAAAGGTTACACGTGTAATATTAACAACCTCGGAGGGTTACTATGAAATTATTACTTGCACTATCTTTATTGTTTACATCATTCATTGTGTTCGGGTTTCCAGCACCTTATCAATCTAAAGAGATCTACAATCTTAAGGTTAAAGTAGACAATCAAAATTCAGGACTTTCTAACAATTCTAGCCTATCAACTGATGGAACTTATGCAAAACGCTATCTACGTCTTACTTATAATGCGTCAGAAGCAGGGACAGCAGGAACTACTTTCTCAGCCTCAGCATCTTTACCTGCTGAAGCTGTATTAACAGGAGTTTATGGTCAAGTGTACCGACAAGTTGTATCAGCTAATGATAATCCTATTGGACTTACTTGTACTGCGCCTTTAAATAGTGTAGCAGATACAGCGTCAGAAAATCTATTTGACTTAGCTGATTTAACAGATACTACTACTGGCTCTGTTATTTCAGTTACTAATAGTGCTTCTGTCCAAGCTTTTAAAGAAGGTTGTGACCTGTATTTCGAAATTGGCGCAGGAGCGTCAGGTGTTACTGATGGTATCATAATATTTTCAATCGAATACTTTATAGGTGACTAACCACCTATTTTAAAAATAGACGATTTCTTTCTTGATTGCCCCTCTTTACTAGAGGGGCTTTTTATTATATATGTTAGGTAAATGATTACAACAAAACACATATCAAAGGAATTCCTAGAAATATGGGATATGTCCTTCGAAGAGATGTGTAAAAGATGGAGAGGACTAAAGGAGAAAGATATGTCTGAATCTGAAAAAGAATACAATCTAAAGATATTTGAATTAGAGGAAGGGAAGGTTTATGAAAGTGATAGGTACAGAAAGGTCTATATCTACCGTATATTTAGTGGTGTTCTAAAGTTTCGTAATCATGAGTCTGGTGATTCATGGACAGAGGCAACCATTATAGCAGGCGTAAGATTCAAAGAAGTCAAACCAGAAAAAGAGAAAAAAGAATGGGTGTTGCGTAGGTTTGTTTATAAAAATTCTTGTGGTTACTTTCAATGTTTTGATTCATTTCTCCTGTGGGATGAGGTTTATGAAAAAGGGGACAAACTTCTAAAAGAAACAATCCTAGATCGAGGTTATTATACTGAAGAATAAAAAGCGAATTGGCTTATAATTATACACAAATAGAACAATTAAGTGTAAAAGATTACACATTAGGGAGTGGAGTGATGGCATTTACAAAAGAACATATGCTAAAGGTCAGAGAAATAATGAAACAAAATGATGCGATTAGTATGGGCGAGCAATGGAAGATTTCAGAAAGGCTAATAGCTATAGCTCACATGACTGATAGAGAAAAGAAGATAGTTAAGAATTGTTTAAAATATTTAAATAATCCTAGAAATTGGGGAGTGGAGTAATTGGTAAACTCTTTGCGCTTTGACCGCAAAACTTCAGGTTCAAGTCCTGACTCCCCAGCCAACAAAGGAAGAAATATGAAATGTATAATTTGCGGTAATGATACTGGTTATACCCAATTCTTGGGCAATACTATTCTCGATAATCCTCATGCTTGGTATTGTAAATTTTGTGATCATAAATGGTTTACGACTGACAAAAACTATGGGGAATTATATGCGGATCATGTAGAACATATTGATGAACCCACTAAATCCATGTGGTCAAGTCAGTATTGGATTAACGGTACTAGAATGATGCTTTTAGGGTTGCAAAAATTATTTGTCTTTAATGTTTTAGAAGTTGGTCCAGGGTACCCAGGATTATTTTATGATTTCAAAGAACAATATCCAGAATCCACTTATTATTTCAAAGAAACTAACAAAAAAGCTAGTGATAAGTTGATCCAAGCAGGGGCAAGGAAGTATAGGGATGATATTAAATATGATGTAGTTTTACTCTGTAATGTCCTTTATTATATGGAAGATCCAGTATTGGAGCTAAAACTATTAAGAGAAAAAATGAGAGGCAACGGAAAAATATTAATTGATATAATCAATCCAGCAGTATTACCTGATGAATATTGGGAAAACAATACAATGATCCAAGTATTTTCGAAACACTCTTTAGAGAGAGCATTAGATAAGGCAGGATTTAGTGTAGTATATTGCGGGTACGAAGGTAGTCAAGAACTATTCGAAGTTATAAAGAAACCTAATATATTTGATAGATTATTGAATAAGTTCGGGTTGATTACGCAAGATAGAGTTAAACAACTATCCAAACTTCATTTAGACGGAATAGGGTCATCTTGTTGTTGTAAATATATCAAAGCTATAGCAAGTCAGTCTTTTTAACGAATTGACGTAGATCTGGTTCCATATGTTTAGGGACTAATTCCTCAAAAGTCACCTGGCCCTTAGTCGCTCTGACTATCTTAATGGCGTTTATTAAGGTAGGACAGCGTTCCTCGTAGACGTAATTCTGGGTAGTTTGGTAGCATATATCCAGTATTCTGCTGAGTTCAGATACGGACATCCTATATTTTTTGATAAATCTCTTAAGTCTCATATATATCCTTCTTGTTGACGGCGATAAGTCATTATTATAGACTAAAAATCAAAAGGAGTAAACTATGCCTAAAATGATGTTAGTAGACAATAGACTTGTTCCAATGACAACAAACAAAGAAGTAATTAAAGAGATTGAGCAAGAAACTGAGATGATGAATCAAAAGCCAATGAAAGAAGAGATTTCAGTAAGATCAGGAAGAGAGGACCTAGACCAAATGACTAAACCTCAACTGAGAGACAAAGCTGTTTCTCTAGGTATTTCACCTAAATCTTCTTGGACCAGAAGTCATTTCATTGAAGCTATTAAAGCGAGTGAATCAGAAATTGATTTATAATGGAAAAACCAAGAAAAATCTTCACCGGATATATTCCGAGGGAGTGGCAAGCTAAGACTCACGTTTTGCTTAAGAGGCATAACGTATTAGTATTCCATCGACGAGGTGGAAAGACCGTATTCTGCGTAAATGAGATCTTAGACCAAAGCGTTAGATTTAATAAATTTGATCCAAAGACAAATAAGCCGTTTAAGAATCCTACTTATGCTTATTTAGCGACTACTGCGGGACAAGCGGAACGTGTGGCGTGGCCGTATTTCAAGATGTATATGGAAAATATTCCGGGAGTGAAATTCAATAATGCGAAACTTACTATCACCTATCCCCACCCCAGAGGACTTTGCACTATCTATTGCATGGGTACTGAGAACTATAATGCGCTACTTGGGATGTATCTTGACGGGTATGTTCTGGATGAGTACGCTGATATGCACCCTGATGTTCGCGATAGGGTTGTTCTTCCTATGCTATCAGATAGGAAAGGATGGGAGATTATCATTGGAACTCCTAGGGGAGAAAATGCCTTCAAGGAGCTATACGACACAGCAGTAATGAATCCCGATATGTGGTTTAGCTGCCTATGTAAAGCATCGGAAACAGGTATAATAGACCCAGAAGAACTGCGAATGTTGCAGATTACTATGTCAGAAGAGGCGTATAATCAAGAATATGAATGTGACTTTAACGCCGCACCAGCAGGGAAATACTACCAGAAGTATATGGATGACGCTTTGAGAGAAGGTCGTATTACGGATGTACCTCATAATCCGAATTGCTTAGTCTCAACATATTGGGACTTAGGAAGGGATGGAATGGCGGTATGGTTTGTGCAAGAAGTTGGAAGGGAAGTCCATGTAATCGAGTATTGCGAGGAAACAGGAAAAGGTCTGGAATGGATGAAGGATCTTTTGGATAGAAAAGAAAGAGAAGATGGATATAAATATAATGAGCATATACTGCCACATGATGCAGACCATACAGTAATTGATACTAACTGTAGTAGGGTGGAAACCCTTGTAAATATGGGGGTACCTGAAAGCAGCATCAGAGTATTATCAAGAACTAAGAATATAGGCGAAGATATAAATGCTGTCAGAGTATTACTGAGACAGTGTTATTTTGACTCTAAAAAATGTAATCCGTATATAAATGGTCGGCATAGAGGTATAGCTTCCCTGAAAGAATACGCTAGGAAGTGGGACACGAAGTTGAAGATCTTTATGGACAAGCCATTACATAATTGGTCATCGCATGGAGCTGATGCTTTTCGTCAGTTAGCGGTTGACTATCAGCCTGGCTTCGGTCAATCTATAAAAGAAATGCGTAGCAATTTACCTAGCTATGCAGACCATGACTATGATATACTTAGTCTATAGGGGGTAGGTATGGGTTTTTTAAAGGAAATAAAGAAAGGCTATAAGAAAGTAGCCCGGGCCAAGAAGGAAATACCTGGAACTATGGTTAAGAAATTAACCGAACCCCTAATTGGGGAAAAATATAGTACAGATCTAGGAAGATTAACGGGACAATTAAGTTCATTAAATTTACTATCTGCCCCAGAAACTTTAAAAGATTTCAAAGATAAAACATATCTTACTGGTGGACCAGGGCCAGAAGTTCCAAAACCGCCTAACTATGATAGGATTCTCGCCGCTGAAAGACAGAAGCAAAGACTAGAGGCTAGAAAGAAAAAGAAGTCACAACCGGGAAGAGGTCAGACGGTATTAACTCCAAGAACTAATAAACCCTCAATACTAGGTGGGGAATAATGATAGTCTATGATCAAGTAAATAATGAGGTGGCACAAAGCCTGATAAGAGAATATGAAAAAGATAAAGCAGACAGATCTACCTGGACTGACCATTGGGACAATGTTGCTGAGTTTGGAGTACCAAGAAAAGATAACGTATATGGTCAAAGAACTAGGGGAGAGAAAACGAATAACCTATTTACAGGTTTCGCTATTTGGTGCATAGATTTCGTCGGAGCTGCGTTCCATGGTATGCTTACTAACCCCTCCTCTATGTGGTATGGGCTAACTACTGGAATTAGGGAGCTTGATAGCCTAGACACTATCAGAATATGGCTAGACGAAGTAGCTCACAGAATGAACGCAGTTTTAAACTCCTCCAATTTCCAAACAGAGATTCATGAAACATATATAGATATTGCTTCTTTTGGGACCAATATCCTTATGATGAGTGAGGATGATGAGGAAGTTATAAAGTTCCAAAGTATCCCAATTTATAACGCAACGATACGAGAAAACGATAAAGGCGATGTTGTCGAGGTTGGTAGAGAATTTGAATTTGATGCAGTACAGTTAAATGAAAGATATAAAGATCTACGACCAGAAATAAAAGATAATCTCAATGCAGATAGGAATAAAAAATATTGTATAATTCATATATTAAAACCACGTAAGTATGCGGAAATGCAAGGACAGTTACGCCATTTGGATAAGAACTTACCCAAATCGCAGAAGTTTGTTTCTTTCCATATATTAAAGGAAGCAGGATATATTTTAGAAACTGGTGGATTTGAAGAGAATCCTTATGCAGTACCTAGATGGTCTAAAACCTCTGACGAGAAATATGGCAGATCTCCATTAATGAAGGCCTTGTCGGATGTTAAATTAGTTAATGCAATGAAGAAAGTTACTATTCAAGGGGCGCAATTAACTATAGCTCCTCCAGTAGTAGCTCCAGATAATGGATTTTTAAGACCGTTGACTATGAAACCGTTTAGTGTAAACTATAAACGATCAACCACCAAAGAGAAGGTAGAGCCAGTATTTACAGGCGCTAATCCAAGTATTGGTCTAGATATTATTCAGAGTATCCAAGAAGAGATAAAGTCCCATTTCTATGTTGACCAATTGAAAATGATAGTTGCAGATCGTATGACAGCTACAGAAGTTATACAGAGAAGAGATGAACAATTACGGTCACTTGGACCATTATTGGGTAGACTTCACAGAGAATTACTGAAACCTATCATCGATAGAACTTTCAATATAATGTTGAATAAAGGCTTGCTACCAGAAATACCTGAAGAACTTGCAGCGGGTGGAGAGCTTAAGATTAAATATCTATCTTCAATAGCTAAAGCTCAAATAACCAGTGAGGCGGATAATGTTGTAAGAGCTATTCAAGCTACTAGCCCATTATTTGAATTGAAGCCTGAGATAGCTGATTATATTGACGCTGATTACTTATTGAAATATAATTTTGAAGTATATGGTGCGCCGCCTAAATGTATTAAGCCAGATGCAGAGGTAGAGAAGGTTAGAGAGGCTAGGGCACAAGCACAACAAGAAATGATTCAACAAGAGCAAGAAATGCAACAAACCGAACAAATGAGTAAACTAGCACCTTTGGCAAAGGAGTAAGATATGCCTTATAAATTACCTAAAGGAATTAAAAAGAAAGCTGTAGGATTAGCAAAGAAAAAATTCAAAGCTAAAGTTAAAGGTAAAGAAAGTAAACCAGAAAGAGAAGAAAAGATCGAAGGGGCTAAAGGTAAAGCTAGAAGATCGGTCCCAAAAGACTTCTCATCAGAAAGAATTTCATATAATGAACTTTTAAAATTACCAAAAAAAGAACAGGAAAAGTATAGAGTAATGAATAAAAGTAAGGCCTCAGTAAATATTATATCTAAGTTGGACTCTGTAAAAAATATAGAGAAAACTTTAAAAACAGATAAGACATTATCTGAGGGTGAGAAGAAGGCAATGAGAGCGAACATTAAGAGATTAAGAAGAGAAGCTTATAAAGTGCATAAGAATAGAGAAGATAAATAATAAGGACTAACAAATGAAAGAAAAGAGTAACGATCAAGTGGCCGTAACTCAGGCCTATCAAAGAGTATTTAATACTGATGATGGAGAATTAGTCTTAAGAGATCTAGCTAAAGCTTCTGGATTTATGGCCAATTCTTTTACTACTGACCCTTTAGAAATGGCATTTAATAATGGAAATAGGGATCTATTTATACGAATAATTACTACTTTAGGAGTAGATACTCTAAAAATGATAGAATTAATAAAAGAAGAAAATCAACCATCGGAGGATATTTATGACAACTGAGAGTCCAGAAACCACAACCACGTCACTAACACAACCAGAACCAGCGCCAGAACAGCAACAACAATCGGAGCCATCTCCGTCTATTTACGGTGACTTAGAAGTCAAATGGCCTGAAGGAATGGAGGACACCTTAAGGGAAGATCCAAGTATTAAACCTTTCGTAAAGGAAGATGGCAATATAAACTTTGCAAATGTACTTAAAAGCTACGTACATACCAAGAAACAAATAGGGGCAGACAGATTTAGATTACCTGATGAACACACAACCCCAGAAGAAGCTGCTGATTTTTATAATAAATTACATGGCTGGGACCCAAACTATGAAAATTATAAATTTGAGAAACGTGAAGAATCAGAACTAGATGACGAATTCCTAGAGAAAGTTAGGCATTTTGCCCATGAGAATAAGTTATCTCCTAAGACTCTCCAAGGTCTGTATGATATGTTCGAGGAGCAAGCATCAGAAGAATCTAAAAGTGTCGAGGAATTTAATCAGGAATTTAGAGAAGAAGCTTTAAATAATTTAAAACAAAGATGGGGAGCGGCTACAGATTCTAGGATTCAGGGAGCTAGAAAGCTAACTCAAGAATATCTGAGCGATGTAGATCATATTTATACTGCTTTAACTACAGATCCGAATGTAGGGGATAATCCAGTAATCCTAGAGATTCTAGGTACTATGGCATCTAAGATATATAAGGATCATGAACTAACCCCACATATCGGGACACCGGCCAAAACACCTGATGAAATTGATGCGGAAATAGGTAGCATTATGGGAGATAGTTCACATCCATATTTTAGACCAGATCATCCAGGTCATGCTAAAGCTGTAAAGGATATGGAAAAATTATATGCAATGAAAGGAAGCAATAAGTAAAAATTTTCTTGCATTGTTGATAAATATCTCTTAGCATTAAATTAGGAGTAAGTCTAGGATTATCAGTCCTCTGACCCTAGATAAAGCTTATTCTCAGGAAAGACCCTCCTTTTGAGGACTATCTACCGAAACAGTTTAGTTTTAATATTAATCATGTATGGAGGAATATCATGAGTGTTCAAATTACAACTGCAATGGTGGATATGTTCTCTGCGAATGTTATGCACCTAGCACAACAAAAAGAATCACGCCTTCGTCAATTTTGTCGTCAAGAAACGCAAAGAGGCGAAAAACAGTCTTATGACAGAATTGGAACTAAAGAAGCTCAACTTAAGTCTGGCCGTCATTCTTCTGTAAATTACCAAGATACCCCACACAGCAGACGTTGGGTTTCTGTTCAAACTTACTATGATGCAGATATGGTAGACAGAGAAGATAAACTAAGAGTAATCCAAAATCCAGAAAGTGAATATGCGAAAGCTATTGGTGCTGCTCTGGGTAGAAAGACTGACTCTGTTATTATCGGTGCTGCTCTAGGAACAGCCTATACTGGAAGAAGCGGAGCTAGCACAGCTAGTCTTGCTAATGCTAATAAAATTGCTGCTTTCGTATCTACTGAGAATACAGGTTCTGGTCTAAATGTTGACACTCTTAGAGCTGTCAGAAAAAAATTCAAGCAAAATGAAGCTTGCAGAGATGACGAAAAACTTATCTTTGTATGTGCTGCTGAGCAAGTAGATAATCTACTAGGTGAAACTCAAACCACAAGTTCAGACTATGCAGCTATCAAAGCTCTAGTAGATGGCGATGTTAATTATTTCATGGGCTTCACTTTTGTAAGAACTGAACTTCTTCCTTTTACTACTGCTGATGTTACTTACAATGTAAATAACGGATCAGTAGGAGCAGGAACTGGTACTCTATCAGCCACAGAAGGTCGTAGATGTTTTGCAATGACAAACAAAAGCGGTGTTCTTTGTGCTATGGGTCCTGGAGTTCAAGGTAAGATTGATCCTCTTCCACAAATGCACTATGCTCACCAAGTTTATGCAGCTATCGATATTGGTGCAGTTAGAATGGAAGAAGTTCAAGTAGTTGAAGTTCTTTGTAAAGAAGTTTAATTAACGGGAGGATAAAATGGCTAATTATTATATGGATAACTATACAGGAGTTTACAGAACTACTCCTCAATCTCTCCCAGCTAAAGGAGAGGAAAAAGGTATCAAGAAAGTTCTTGTTGATAGATTCACCCTAACTGACGGTGCGGCTGCTGGACTAGATGTAGACGACATTATTTATGGTCCAATCTTGCCAGCGGATGTTCTAGTATTGAATGTTAAAGCTGGAATCGACAAGTCTGTTGGTGCTACAGGGATCTTTTCAATTGGTCACGCCGCTTCTAGCGACGGAACTACTCATGCTGCTGACGCAGACGCTTTCATCGTAACTATCGATGCTGGCGGTCAAGCTGCTTATGAAGAGTGCCCAGCCGGAGCAGCCGGACTATTTGGAAGATTTACTGAAGAAGTTCAAATTACTGCAACTTGTACTGAAGTAATGGACGACTCGGTTGTTGACGCTGTTCTTACCGTAGCGGTAGAATACGTTGACTGTTAGTCTTTTCTTTCTTTGTTGATATTGCGTCCCTCTAACGAGGGGCGCTTTAAAATATAGGGGCGTTTATGTCAAGTACGACTATTGTAAATAAGGCTCTTTATCGTTTAGGTACAGAGCGAATCAATGCTTTAACTGACAGTAATAAACGTGCCCAATTAATGAATGATATTTATGATTCAGTGAGAGAGGAATTATTAGACTCTTCTCCTTGGACATTCGCATTAAAGAGAGATCAAATCTCTCCAATCTCAACTACGCCCGATTTTGAATATAGCTACCAATATCAAATGCCTTCAGATTGCCTACGAATCGTATATGAATATAATGGATACGAATATAAGGTAGAAGGTGATTATATTTTATCTGACGAAAGTA